CTCTCTTGAATATTTATAACAAAATAATAATCTCATTACAATGGCAGAAACATTAATATCACCCGGTGTATTAGCAAGAGAGAATGACCAGTCATTTATTACGCAGCAACCTGTTCAAGTAGGGGCGGCTATCGTAGGCCCTACAGTAAAAGGTCCTGTAGAACAACCTACGATTGTTACATCTTACAGTGATTATCAAAACAGATTTGGAACAATTTTTGAAAGTGGTAGTCTCGACTATACTTTCTTTACTTCAATTGGAGCCTACAATTATTTTAATAATGGTGGTAATGCTTTACTAGTAACCAGAGTAGTATCCAACCCATCAACATGGAATTACGCTTCAGCAAGTGTTACAGCAGGATCAACTGTAGGTGATGCTTCAGCTACAGCAAGTATTGATTTAACTTTAGCAGGTGCTAGTGTATTTGGTACTACCGTTGATGATGAAGTTAGATTTGATTATGATGGTACAACTTATAGATTTGTAGCGGCTGATCCTGCTAATGGTCTACCAGCTGATCAAGCACCTTTATACTTTGTATCAACAGGTTCTACTTCTACAGCCTATGCTACTTTATTAAATACTAAACTAGGCACTTCTATTTCTTCAGTAATTACCTCAGTAGATGCAGGTTCCGGAGTATTAAACTTTACAGCAGCTGCAGCAGGTACAGCATTTAATGGGGTAACATTTGTAACAGGTTCATCTTCAACATTCTCAACAGGTTCAGATGGTACTTCACTTACAGTATTAGGTGGTGGTAGTAATACAACTAATGAAACTACAGTATTAGAATTAGAAGCTATTGATAAAGGTGTTATTTGGAATAACACAGGTTCAGTACTTTCTGGAAACGCTATGGAATCAGGTTCTTCTGATAATGTAAGATGGGAAGTAACTACAGCTAATACTTCTTCAGGTACCTTCTCTTTAATAATTAGAAGAGGTAATGATACTCAAAATAATAAAGTAGTATTAGAATCTTGGAATAATTTATCATTAGATCCAACCCAAGATAACTTTATTACTAAAGTAATTGGTGATGAAAAACATACCTATATTTCTGGAGATAATTACTTACAAATATCTGGTTCATACCCTAATGCTTCTAGATATGTAAGAGTTAAATCAGCAACGACTACTCCAAATTATTTAGATAATGCTGGAAATGCTAAAGACCAATATACAGGATCTATCCCAACAGTAGGATCAGGTTCTTATAATGGTTCATTTGCTGGTGGTGTAGGTAATATAATCCCTACAGGTAGAACTATGAATATGTATCAAAATATTGATGCTAATGATTCACAAGGTCTAGTAGGAAGTGATTATACTAATATGTTAAACTTACTATCTAACCAAGATAGTTACCAATTTAACTCCTTATTCCTTCCAGGTTTAACTAACTCATCACATACTTCTCAAATCACTACAGCTATTAATAATACTCAACAAAGAGGTGATAATATCTTAGTAGTAGACCCAGTAACATATGCATCTAGTATTACATCTGCTACTCAAGAAGCAGATGATAGAAATACTTCATATGCTGCTATGTATTGGCCATGGCTACAAGTGGCAGACCCAGACTTATCAAACACTACAAATGTTTGGGTACCAGCTTCGACTATGATTGCAGGAGTTTACGCATATAACGACAGTGTAAGCGAGCCATGGTTTGCCCCAGCAGGTATCAACAGAGGAGGTTTAACTAACGTAGTACGCGCTGAAAGACAATTAACATCAAATAACAGAGATACTTTATATGAGTCTAATGTTAACCCAATCGCTTCATTCCCAGCAACGGGTGTTGTAGTATATGGTCAGAAAACATTACAAAAACAAGCTTCAGCTTTAGATAGAGTAAATGTTAGAAGATTATTAATTGCTCTTAAAGGATATATTTCGCAAGTAGCTCAAAACTTAGTATTTGAACAAAATACAGCAGCTACAAGAAATAACTTCTTAGCAGCAGTTAACCCCTACTTAGAAAGTGTACAACAAAGACAAGGTTTATACGCATTCAAAGTAGTAATGGACGATTCAAACAACACTCCAGATGTGATTGATAGAAATCAGTTAGTAGGTGCTATTTACTTATAACCAACAAGAACAGCTGAGTTTATTTACCTAGACTTTAACGTATTACCAACGGGTGCAACATTCCCATCGTAAGAGTTAAAAAAGTTAATATTTATAATAGAATAAAATAATATAAAGCAAAATGGCAGTATTAGATCCTAACGAAATTTTCTTTACAGCGTTTGAACCAAAACAAGCTAATAGGTTCATCATGTATATGGATGGATTCCCAGCATACATTGTAAAAGGTGTAGGCGCTGTAAGTTTAACTCAAGGAACCGTAGCCCTAAACCATATTAACGTACAACGTTTTGTTAAGGGTAAAACAACTTGGAATACAATTCAGTTCACATTATTTGATCCAATTACTCCTTCAGGTGCTCAAGCAGTAATGGAGTGGGTAAGACTACACCACGAATCTGTAACCGGTAGAGACGGCTATTCAGATTTCTACAAAAAAGATTTAACATTTAATGTATTAGGTCCTGTAGGTGATGTAGTTTCTGAATGGATTATCAAAGGTGCTTTAATTACTGAATCTAACTTCGGTGAATATGGTTGGGATACAGAAAATACTGCTATCAATTTAACGATGACAGTACAACCAGATTATTGTATCTTAAACTTCTAAAAAAAAGTAAATATTTTTAAAAGGAGCTTGGCTAACGTCAAGCTCTTTTTTATATTAAATACGTATACACGTATTAAAGTTATAACTAATAAAAATTATGAGTGAATTTAAATTTCCAACTGAGGTAGTAGAATTACCTTCTAAAGGATTAATCTATCCAAAGGATAACCCATTATCATCTGGAGAAGTAGAAATGAAATATATGACTGCTAAGGAAGAAGATATTCTTTCTAACCAAGCATATATTCAAAAAGGTATTGTATTAGATAAATTATTACAATCACTTATTGTAAGCAAAGATATTAATTATGATGATTTAATTGTAGGCGATAAAAATGCTCTTTTTATGGCAGCCCGCATTTTAGGTTATGGTAAAGATTATACTTTCGAATATAATGGTATGGAATATACTGTTGATTTATCTGAATTAAATCCACGTCCTTTTGACGAAGATTCAATTACCCAAGGTGTGAATGAATTCCATTTTACTCTTCCTTCTACAAACACCCCTATTACATATAAAATGTTAACAGGTCACGATGAGAAAAAAATTGATCGTGAGTTAGCAGGTCTAAAAAAACTAGACAAAATGAGTTCAGCTGAATTATCTACTCGTATAAAATACATGATTACATCAGTTGGTGGAGATGAAGATACTAAATCAATTCGTGAATTTGTAGATAACTACTTATTAGCTAAAGATTCTCGTGCTTTAAGAGAGCATATGAGAGTAACCCAACCTGATGTAGATATGACTTATGTTTTAGATAGTGGTGAGGAGGTCACAATCCCTATTGGGCTTAACTTTTTTTGGCCTGACGTCTGATATAGCTCCTGAGTTTAGATTAAATTTATTTACTCAAATCCACCAAATAATATTTCACGGTAAAGGTGGATATGATTGGGAAACTATTTATAATATGCCTATTTGGCTTCGTAAATTTACTTTTAAACAGATAAAAGATTTTTATGAAGAAGAAAAACAACAACATGAAAAATCTAAAAATAGTGGGTCACAAACATTAGTAGGTACTGATGGTAAAGTAAAAGCACCCCAATTTTTAAAAAATGCTAAACCCCCTGCATCTTATAATACGAAGGCGTCGAAAAGTTGACGCCTTCAATATTTATAACAAATAATTCTACATGGCTGACGACCAAAAAAATATTGACACCCGAAGACAAAACCAGCTACTAGACGCTCAGTATAATCTTCTTGAGGCTTTAAATAGACAAGCTCAGGAAAGAGTAGTATTTGAGGGTCAAGTTAGTGATGAAATTCAACAAGAAAATGAATTTTTACGTCAAAATTTAGCTGAAAGAAATAAGATTGAAAAGGGAACAGTTAAACGACTTACTCAACAAAGAGAACTTAATAAAGCTGCTAGTCAAAATTTAGGCATTGCTCGTTCCATTCAAAATGTTACAGCTAATGAATTAGGTACTAAGCAACTTATTGAAAAAATAGATAGAGATAGACAAAAAGTTTTAGGTAATATTAAGTTTTTAGAAAAACAATCTCTTCAAATACAACAACAAAATGCTACTCTTTATAAACAATATCAAAAAGCTAAAGAAAAAGGAGATCAAGAACTTGCTAAGGGTTTAAAAAATCAAATAGGAGTTAATAAAGCTATTATGGATAGCCTTGATAATCAAGTTAATTTAGGTAAGGATTTAGTTGAAGAATTAAAAGAAGTTGGAGATGTAAGTGAAGGGATTGCTAATAATGGATTTTTAAAAATGTTTAATGGCCTAAGGGACGTAGTCAACCTAATCCCAGGACTAAGAGAACTTCTTCCAGGATTCGACCAAGCTGCTACTGGCTTTAGACAAGCTTTAACTGTAGGGGGTGGTAGTTTAGAAGAGATTAAAAAAAGAAATGAAGTACTTAGAGGAACTGGGAAAGGATTTGATAAAAAGTTTATAGAAAAACTTCCTGAAGACATGCAATCTAAGTTAATTGATAAAGATGGAAAACAACTAACAGGAGCAGCTGCAGCGGAAAAAGCCAAATCATTAGGATTACAATTAACAACACCATTGAAAGCAGCTGTTACATCTTTAAACAAGTTTATGAAAAAGTTTTTACTTCTTCAACTTGTAAATACCCTCCTTAAAGCTGATACAACCGCTGCAGATTTATCTAAAAGTTTTAATACTACCTATAGAGAAGCTCAAATGATTTCATTTGAAATGAATCAAGTAGCAAATAGATCTGGAGATGTATTTTTAACTGGTAAAAAAATAGCAGAAACCCAAATGGCTATTAATAAAGAATTGGGTACTTCTGTTATATTAACTGATGAACAATTACAAACTTTCACTAAGTTACGTGAGGCCGCAGGTTTTACTAATGAAGAATTAGCAGGTATATTTAAACTTTCTGCTACTACAGGTAAAGAAATGGAAACTATTACCGGTGAAGTATTAGCCCAAGCTAAAATTTCTTCCCTTAAAAAAGGTGTAGTATTAAATGAAAGAGAAATACTAAAAGAAATCTCTAAAGTCTCGGCTGCTACAACATTATCCTTAGGTCAAAGTGGAGAAGCCATTGCAGATGCTGTTACAACTGCTAAAGCTTTAGGTATGGAACTATCTAAAGTAGAAGCTATAGCTGGTTCTATTTTACAATTTGAATCCTCTATTGAAGATGAACTCTCAGCTGAATTACTAATTGGTAAAGAACTTAATTTAGAGAGAGCAAGATTTGCAGCTTTAAATAATGATGTAAAAACTTTATCTGAAGAAATAGCTGCTAATTTTGGTACTGCTGCTGAATTTGGTGAATTAAACAGAATCCAACAAGATGCTTTAGCTAAAGCTGTTGGTATGAACCGAGAAGAATTAGCTCAAACTTTATATGTTCAAGAACAATTAGCAGGAGTTAGTGGTAAAGAAGCAGAAAGAAAAGAAAGAATTTTAAATGCTCGTATTGCTGAAGTAGGTCTAGCTCAAGCACAACAAGAAATAGCAGAAGAAGGATACGAAACACTCGAACAACAAGCCTCAGTTCAAGATAGAATTAAAGCTATGACTGAAAAAATTAGTGAAGTATTTGCTACGATGGCTCCTGTTGTATTAACCATAGCAGATGCTATAATGTTAATTGTAGAACCTATTAGTATGATATTCCAATTAGTTGGGGCTATAGGTGATGGGTTTACATGGATAGGTGAAAAAATAGGGGCGTTAATCCCAAATTTAGGAATTGTAGGAGATATTTTAAGAGTAATAGCAGGAATTGGAATTGTTTATGCTGCTTATATGACATATGCGGCCGTAGCAGCAGCATTAGCCGCAACCGTAGTAGGTGGATTCCTAGCACCAGTTGCAGGTGCTATAGCTGCAGCTGCAGTTACAGCAGCTGGATTTGGTCTATTATCAGGTATATCAGCAGCAGATGATTTGATGTCAACCCCTACTGGTAATTCAGGATACGGAGATAGGATATTAGTAGGTCCAGAAGGCGCTTATGCCTTTAATAATAGGGATACCATTCAAGCTTCTACTCAAGGGTCTCCAACATCAGGAGGTGAAACCAATGTAACAACTAAACTATATGTTGATAATCAGAAATTCGCTGAAGCAAGTACTTTAGGATTTAGTAAACTTTAATATTTATAATAA